ATAGCGGGTTGTTGTACCCAGAACCAGAGTTCTCCATAGGAGATAAAGTCATAGTAGCCGCAGGATTGTCAGCCGTAGAACCCTCAAACGTTACGTCCGGTAACATTCTCTTAACAAACATAAACTTATCGCCGTCGTCCAAGTCAAACTCAGAGGACACTAACGTAGCTGTAATCGGGAACGGCGTAGCAGTTTCTTGGCAGTCGTAGCCAATCTCGTGGTTGACTAAGTTGTTGCTGTATGTAGCCGCCATGGGGTTTTCCCGTAGGTCAGCGTCGATCCAAGCACTGCGCGATAACGTGCCGTAGTACCAGATGTCCTGCATGTAGTTATAGACCACGTAGCGGTCATTCTGGGTAGACTCAGCAGAGCAGTAGAACCACCAAATCTCATCGAACCGCTCGTTAGTACCTGCAACAACTTGGGCATACTGGGATACGTTAAAGTCGTTAAATACATAGCTGCGCACCGCACAAGGCAGTGTCTGAACCGTACCATCGTAAAGGTAGAACTTATCCGTACCCATCCAATACGCAATGTTGCCGGAATATACTGCTGCGTTAGTACTGGCTATTGTGATGTTGTCACCGAGTAGCTGCGCCCCCCAAACCTCTGGGGCACCTAAGTACTGCATGCCGTACAGGGCTGTATCAGTCCAAACTAGAACTTCCTGACGGGCTTGTAATGCGGTGATGATCTCACTACCTCGGGAGAGGCGCAGGCTGCCTGCTTGGTTAGTAGCGGCGGGCGTCCAGTTAGCTACGTCTTCTTGGTCAGACCAACGGATAAGCATAGGGTCAAGCACGCTAGTACCCAGATCGTTCGCACCAAAGCAAAACGCAAAACGGAAAATGTCCGACACGAATGCTTTGTTAACTATGACAGGAACGTCTGACGCACCGCTAAGAGAAGATACATAGACCGCGCGAGTAGTAACCGCGTTGCTAGCATCCCAATAGAAAGGCGCTCCGCCACGGTAAGTAAAGAACAAATCCTCACCAAAGTTAGCTTGACTCCAAAGCCGCATAGGCGCATCAGTAGTACCGCCAAAACCCCATGTACCTGCACCCCAAGTACCCGCAGACCAGCCAGTAAATGGCACAGCAATCTCGTTACCCGTGTTGATTTGGTAGGCCGCAGTAACAGTGCCACCGCCCGTAGCGGTAGAGGAAGCCGTAGTCTCAGCGGTAATAGTGTAAGCATCTTCGTCGATCAAGCTTATCTGGTATTCGTTATTTAGAGTCAGACCACCAACCGCAGTAGCCCCGCTAAACGTCACAAAGTCGCCTTCAAGTGCACCATGGGCAAGGTCATCCACACGGACAACCGCAGAGCCTAAGAAAGTAGTAAAGGGGTCAGTAAGAGTTACTGTGGAACGGATAGGGGTAATGTCGTAGTAAGCCCCACCACGCTCGATGTAGTACTTGAGGTTAGTGCCTACTGTGACGAGGTTTTGCCCTTGAAGAGTAACCCAGTTGAGCATAGACCGGCAGATGCCAAGAAAAGTAGCATTAGACAGGCGCACCCACCCACCGATCTTCTGAGGCATGCCCCGTCTGAAACGCACTTTGTTGGTCTCGTACCAACTGCCTTCGGCTGCGTAGCGGGTATTCTCGCGGTCAACCCCGGGCTTGAACTGTAGTTTCTGAAGCGGCATTTACAAACCTCATAGTAGGTATTCACCAGTCTCGATCATGATTGCGAGTTCGTGGCTACGGCCTTTCACGTCCCGACTCCACTTGGAATCTAAGAATTCTTTTGCGGCCAATTTGTAGTCGGCCACTTCCATAGCAGCCAATGCGCGCTTGAAACCACGAAGTCTAGTGGCACCAAGGTTAAAACTGATGTCAATCATAGCATCTTTTCGCACATCATCAAGGTCCTTAAACCACGGATATTCCGAAGAAAGTTCCTTAATAACGCGTACTATGTCGTTCTCTAGCAGGTAGTCGACTTCATCGTCTGACAGACCTAACCCACCATTGGGGTCGATATTACGCCCAACACCCACAGTCCAGTATCCGGTGGGGCATTTGTAGGCTACGTGACGGCCATTAGTCAGCACCACACCTTCGTGCCGTTTAAGCATCTCAAGTAGTTGTTCGGTCATATCTGCTTCAACAATAGTATCAGTTGTGCAAAGTCGTACAGATTAGTCAGCACTTTTGATTACGCCGTCAGCGGCGTTTTCCTCTACGTTTTCTTCAGCTACGATATCATCTATCTTGTCACAAACATCTTCTACTACAGCACCTGTAGTCATTGTAAGCGCGCCACGGCCCACTGCTCGGATGCCTTTATACATACCAGAACAATAAACTTCTTTGTTTTGAATAACTTGCTCTACGGTAGTGCAGGAAGCCATGAGCAGTGCAACACTAAATATCAACGCCAGTCTTACCATTTTTCTGGTCCTCTAAGAACTTAGTTAGGCGGGCTTTGTACCCGTCCATAAAGTGGTCTGAGACTCTATCTTTAATGCCCCGATCCTTCCTACGAAGGTACTTACTGGGGTTGATATAGTTCACGCCACCGTTTGAGAAGTACAGCATATCTTGGGACTTGCTCGGTCCGTAGCATAGTCGAGGCACGCGGGGTACAGAGTCGCTGCCGTTTATAACTGAAATCTGGTTATCTAGCGTCATAGCACGCTTAAAGCCCTTAAAGAACGTATTGGGCTTGCCAAATGTAATCAGGCTCAGGTTGTCGTGTTTGCCTTTTAGCTTTGCAGCGGACAGTTCCGCTAGTGCTCCACCGAGGCTATGCCCACAGATTAGTGTGCGCTTATTGTAGTCTATGTGCTCTTCAATCTCATCCCACACCGAAGCATGAGCGGCGACAAACCCACCATGACACAGCCGACCGGCATACGGTACAGGCACAGGTAGCAAGTTAAACGCCCAGTCACCCAACTGCTGAGTACCACGGAACACTATAATGTCGATGGTTTTGCGCTTAACAACAAACGCAGTAGTCGAAGTCAGGCCCGACTCAATCTTGAGTGCATCTTTGTTCTTGTCGTTGTAAGCCTTTATAGACCAACTACAGGCCATGTTTAGCAGTACGGGGTCGAGTTTCATTTGTCAGCCTTGCTTTCTAGTCGTTTGAATATCGCACCAAGCATCTCTTTGACTTCACGTATGTCTTCACGGTAATCGTCCTTGGCTACGTACTGCATCGGAATAGCTTTCATGTCCGCGTCTATCCGATCTAGCAAAACAAATACACGGTTTACCATCCACCCGCCAATAAACCCGACTAGCGCAATGCCTACGTTAAAAATTACTTGGTATTCCATCGCACTACCCTGCTACTAAACTTAGCATCCAGAAAATTATGCCCATTGTCGCTCCCGTCATTAAGAGGATTAGGGTACCGTCAATTATTAAGCGTTTCCGTTTAGCTCTAGCCTCTGCGGCTTCAAGGCGAAGTCTTCGTATACTGCGCCTAGTCTTCATCATCTCATTATAGAAAGCTTCGCCCGGCCCGTAGACCACTATCATCTCTCTAAGTTTGGCCTCCATCTGCTGCGTCTTATGCTTAGCCATTTGGATTTCTAGGGCTTGGGCTTCTACCGACGAGCCTCGCATGAACTTAGGGCCGTACTGATTCTCTTTCTCTATTTCAAGAAGTTTTTCTTTAGAGTCAAAAAACTTGCCTATGTACTGTGCTGTATCCTCGATCTCACGGCCTGCGTTAACCGCTTTGGTGATCATGTTATAGGCTTTACTCGCACCGGATATACACGCGGTTATGGTTAACGGGTCCATTAGTATGCCCTCACTGTTACTGGGTCTGCCACACGGGGCAAACAATATGCAGCGAGGGCCACGCCTCGGGGTTCGTAATTAAGGGTCCGTTCTACTTTCCCCCTGACAATAGCTGTAGCAAAATAGTTGCACCTGTTGATGTCATAAAAATACATGTCCGAAGACTGTATCTGGCCGTTGACCAGAACATATAACAAAAATAGGTGCGTCACTTGTCATACTCTTAGGCCGCTACTTCTTCAATACGTGGGTCAACCCAATCAGGGCAAAGCTCCCAAGCGCCGTCAACGTAGTTGTACTTACAACCGTACCAATCGTCTGGCTCAGTCACGCCTTCAATAAGAGTAGCGTTGCCAGAGTTCAGGTCGCCAATGATAAAGTCCAAGTTAGCAGGGTCGCCCACTTCGATATGGTCTGCTGTCATGTTGACTTGCTTGTCATCTGCAAAGAGATACTTAGAGCAGTTTTCTGAACATACTATAGTTTTCATAATTATCCTTCCAATAGGATTGAGGTTGTTGATAATGCCCGTCCTGCGGGGACGGAGGATGTCGAACCGTTTAGGGTGTATTCGTTTACATCGTCTCCTGTTTGACCGACAACAAACATCTTAGTGCCGTTTGTATTAAATGCTATTCCATTTGGAAGCGTTTCTTGTGCGGACACTGAAAAACTATCAACAAAAACTGCTGTTGAAACATCAAAGCCAGTAGATAACGCATATTCATTTATGTCTTGTCCTGTGTTGCCAACAACAAACATTTTAGTGCCGTCAGTGTTAAACGCTACATCTTGCGGTGATGTTTCTTGCGCTGCAACACTAAAGCTAGTGACATAAGATGCTGTTGATACGTCAAAGCCAATAGACAGCGAATATTCATATACAGAATCTCCGTTTATTCCAACAATAAACATCTTAGTGCCAGTTGTGTTAAATGCTATTCCTGTTGGATTTGTTTCCTGTGATGAAACATTAAAACTTTTAGAAGCATAAGATGCTGTTGATACGTCAAAACCGACAGATAATGTGTATTGGTATACAGTGTTATTACTATCGCCAATAATAAACATCGTAGTTCCGTCTGCATTAAATGCTAATCCTAATGGAGCATTGTCTTGACCACTAACAACAAAACGATCAACAAAACTAGCAGTAGATACATCAAACCCCACAGACAGAGTATATTCGGTTACATCTCCTCCACTCTCGCCAATAATAAACATTTTAGTGCCATCTGCACTAAACGCCACGCCCATTGGCAGAGTTTCTTGTGCTGATACACTAAAACTGTCAATAAAAGCCGCGCCAGAAAGATTATATGGGTAAGCCCCAGTAGGCGAACTTATAGACCCATCAGCCTGCACATAGTAATCCGCACCGACCGTCAGCCCACTTAACTTCTCACTAACCCCACCCTGCACAATTACTGCGCCTGTAGCGGTGTCTGCTATGGCTTGGTCTGTTATGCCTATGAAGTCGGCGGAGTTTGTTGCGGTGTAGCCTACTTGTAAAACTTTTGCTGCGCCTATGAATGAAGGAGAGGCGCTTCCGTCTTTATAGGTTATAACTACTTTTTGTGCTGTAGCGTCGTATAAGGCCACTCTGGCAGCATTACCCGTACTATTTGCTTCAAAAGTTTGAGCGGCCCCAAAAGAAATAGAACTGCCTGAAACCTCCCCTACTACATAACTGCCATAAGAGTTGCTTGCTATCATATAGGCGATAACTATTCTATTTGCAATTGAATCATAAGCAATCGAAAAGTATCTAGACTCCACAGTTGAGAAGACTATTTCTGACCCAAAGCTAATACTACTTCCGCTAACCGTGCCTAATACTGCTGTGCCATAACCTGAATTTACGCTGTCGGCAAAAATAAATATAACTTTGCCAGATATTGGGTCGTAAACAGATGCAGGGTAGTCTGCTCTACCCGTTGTAATAGCAACAACCGACCCAAAGCTAATACTAGTCCCGCTTACTGTTCCTACTACAGCTTTGGCGCTGTTTGAATCACCTGAGTCCCTGTTAAAAGCAACTACTTTCTGGTTGACAGGATCGTATGAGCAAGAAGTGCCGTTACAGCCGCTACTTTGAAAAACTACTTCCGCTCCAAAACTAATGCTTGTACCAGAAACTGTTCCCACAATAGCTGTTGCGTAGTTTGAATTTCCGCTGTCTTTATAGGCTACTATTATTTTGTTATTAGTAGAGTCGTAGGTGCTTGATATATGGTTAGTGTTGGCGCTATTAAAAACCACAGCAGAACCAAAACTAATACTTGTCCCCGATACCGTTCCGACTATTGCTGTGCCATAAACCCCGTTTCCTGCATCATAATAAAATATTACCATTTTTCCGCTAGCAGGGTCATGTGCAACTGATATCGCGCCCGCAAGAGCTGATTCAAAAACAACAGGAGTGCCAAAACTTATAGTAGAGCCAGATACGGTCCCAACAATTGCCGTGCCGTAATTTGAATTTCCTGTGTCGTAATACGCTACAACAATTTTTCCGTTGCTAGCGTCGTACCCTGCGTTTATTTCACCTATGTCCGCGTTTTCAAAATTAGTTTTTGCCCCTAAAGACTCAGAAACACTAGTCTCCGCAACAGCCTCAACAGTCCCATCAGCCTTCAGCGCAACAGTAACCCCACTACCCAACGTGCCACTAGCCACGAACGACGCTGACTTTGCTCCTGCTCCGGCAGGTAGTAATTCACTCAAATTGCTCATGTTGTGTAATCCAAGTTAATGCTAGTGGAGGACAGGGCTTTGCCTGCTAGTACGTCAGAGGCTGTGGTGGACAGTGTGCCGTCTACTTGGACGTAGTAATTCTGGTTAGGCGTTAGTCCTGTGACGTTGGTAGATATACCGCCTTTGATTGTCACCGAGCCAGATGCAGTGTCTGAGATGGCAGCGTCTGTTATGCCTATGAAGTCTGT